TTCCCGCCCCGATGTAGCTCGCCACCCGGCGTTTGCGTGTCTTCGTGTCGGCCATCGCCAACCTCCGTAAACTTCTCGACGTAACCAAGCGCCAGAAGCGGGCCGGCTTGCCAGTTCGGCAGATCGGCGACCATGCCTTCATCCAATCGGCCGTAATTGCCGACCAAGGTTTTCAGCGCTTTGATTTTCATGATTTCCTCGTGAAAAGGGGCGCCTAAGCGCCCCGCTAACGATTAAGGAGTTACGGGCGGATTGACGTCGCCGGTCACGAATGCCTCTGGGCGGTAAACCGCCAGCGCGAGTCGTTCTTCGATACGGATCGTGAACATGTTGTTCTCGAAGTCCTTGTCGTTCTCGCTGGACAGAAGCACTTCGACGCCCATTCGGTCGAAGATCTGCGCGCCGAGATTGAACGCACCGGTCAGGAACTTGCCGGCAGAAAGCGCCTGGGTCTGGACGACCGGCAGATTCCACAGCGACGGACCGATCGGCGACTGCGCGTTGCCGACAATGTAGTTGCCGCCAAGATCCTTGGTCAACTCGATCTTGGTCCAGTCCGTCGGATGCAGAACGAAGCCGCTCGCCGGATATTCGGCCAAAATGACCTGCAGGATTGCCAGTCGCAGGCGGTCGATTGCCGTTTCGTTCTCCGGAGTGAACGCCGGAGCGAAGGCAGATGCCTGCGGGAGAATGCCGTGCAGGTTCTGACCAGTACCGTCACCGTTCAGAAGCTGGCCTTCTTCAACGAACTTGAGCCCGTACGTGCCGCGAGCGTTGATATAGCTTGCAAGGCCAGGAGCATCATCGAGGATCTGACGGCTTGCCTTGAAGATATGGGCCAGCGTGCGAACAGGCGTCGTTTCCATATCAAAGGTCAGGTCAGACTTCGGCTTCTGTGTGCCTTCAGCGACCGGAGCCGCGCTGTTCGTAAAGCCGGTTTCCTTTACGAGCTCGACACTTGCGGCCGAGGTCTGGCCTGGAGCAATAAGGTCGCGGATCGTCAGCTGGCGATTAGGCGGGGCAATGATGCCTGGCACGCGCTGCCCTGGGACAAGGGACGTTCCCGCCGAGCGACCGGCGCCAACCGTGGTATTGCCGGATGTGATGTCCGCGCGCTCCATACCGACACGGATAGAACCGCGCCATGCGCCGGACACGTCGGTCGACTTGAACTTTTCAGACGCCACGACAATATCGCCAACGTCCTGCGGACCTTGTGCAACGTCGTCGCGTTCACGAGCGGCACGCTTTTCCAGTTCGCTGATGCGGATCGTGGTATCACCAAGCTCAGATAGCGCCTTATCAACCTTGCCGGTCAGCTCGGTTGAAACAGTTCCGTGCTGCTGGAGCTGCGCGGTGAAATCGGTCGCAAGATTGCCGACCTTTTCCTTGATAGAAGCCAAAGACTGGCCAAGCTCGCCAATCTTCTCGGCAAGAGAAACTTCGGACATACGTCCTCCTGATACTAAATGGTGAAAGTGCGTGTTTCGGCCAAAAGCCGTTCTAGGGCCGCCGAAACAGCGGCGTTTTCCGCATCAGCATCAGGTTCCCCCTGATCAGACTTGAGGTAGAGCCGAGCGGCCCGCTCTGCCTCCGAATTCGAAAGACCAAGAAGACCCTTCAGGCCGTTCTCGAATTCGCGTTTTGTAATTTCTTCGCCCGCGGTCATCTTCGCGACCAGCGTCTGCGCGGCGTCTGCGCGTGCCTGATTAGCCGCCTTGATACGACGTACAGTGTCCGGTTCAGATGTACCTCCGTAGCGCGCAATCGTCTGCTCAAGCGTCGAAATACGGTCAACCATGCCGCGGTCCATCAGCGCCTCGGCATAGAACACCCTGCCCCGCCCGTAGCCATCCTCGATTTTCCCGACTGTGGTTCCGCGTCCTTCCGCAACGGCGGAAAGGAAAGCCCGGTAGGAGCGGTTCACGCCGTCCTGAATATGTGCAAGGGTTTCCTTGCTCAGCGGCGCAGTCTCGTTGCCCTCAACCTTTTCAGGCGTCGATGCAATATAGGTTCTCTTGACGCCGCGCTTCTCAAGCGCTGCCGAAACATCGTCGTGGGCGGTGTAAACCCCGATCGATCCGGCTCGCCCAGAAGGCGTCACTACTATCTCGTCTGTACTGGCCGCAATCCAGTAAGCGGCACTTGCCGCCAGACTGTTGACCTGCGCGATAATCGGTTTGGAACCGCCTCGCAGCGATCGAATTTCGTTGGCCAATTCTTCCGTGCCGGGAACCGATCCGCCCGGGCTGTCGATATCCAGCACAACTGCCTTAACGTCTTCATTGGCGAGCGCAGAATGCAGCGCTTTTTTTATGCCCGCATAAGACGTTCCGCCCGACATTGCCGAGAAAGCGTCCATTTTGTTCGCCAGAACGCCGTAAACCGGCACAATGGCCACGCTTCCGTCAACGTTGGCGATTTCGCGGGCGCGGGCGTCTGAGATAGCGGTAGCCATCTCCGACGACACCAGCTTTTCACCTTCAGCACGAGCAACGATAATATCGGCCAACATGCCTAGTTTTTCGCGCTGAATCGCCCACGGCTCCGCCTCGAAGGCGGCCATCAGGTTCTCAAACTTCATGAATTTCCCTTATCCAGCGCTTGGCTGTGTATCGTCCAGCGGCGGGCCGCCGTTGTGTCCGACCATGGACAGAGGCTGCATGGTGCCATTGACGATCAATTCGTCGCCGCCGTCCATCTTTGGCTTGTTCTCGTAAGCTCTGGCCTCATTCGGCGTGTAGATGCCGTTCTGAACCATCTTCTGCAGGAACTCTGCCCTCGCCTGACTATCGCCGCGCAGCAGGCCTTCCATATTGAACTTGACGACGGTCGTTTTGCGGGTCTTTGCATCAAGCAAGTCGCGGTAGATTGCCGATTCAATGCTTCTGAGCATGGGCGTGAGGCAGGTCTTGGTGAACTGCAGGATCAATTGTTCGATCCCGCTGCCCCATGTCGTCGTGCCATTCGCGGCATGTCCGATCATGACAGGTGGGACGCCAAAGATGCGGCAGATCTGCTCGACGCTGTACTGTCGCGTCTCAAGCATCTGCGCGTCTTTGGGGTTGATGGTGATCTGCGACGGGGTTAGACCCGCCTCCAGTACCGCGATCCCACCCGCCTTGTCGGCGCCGGCGAATGCCTGCAACGATTCTGCAATCTGCTTACGCTGATCGGGCTTCAGCACCTGATCCGATGACAAGACAACCGAAGCCATCATGCCGTTCTTGAACATGCGGCCCGACGTCTTTTCGCCGGCCATGGCGTTGCCGATCACATTGCGCTGTGCGGCGATAGGCGAAAGGCCGCGATCGCAGCCAGGCATGACCAATCCGCGGACATGAAGCATGTCTTCTTCGCGGATTTTGCGAACGCCACCCTTCTTGCCGTTTTTGTACTGCTCGGTGACTTCGTAGTAGCGGTTGTTCCGGTCATCGCGCTTTACATCGACGCAAAGCGGATTGAACGGGTTCAGCGCTACCAGCCGGTCGCCATTTTTCTTCTTTTCGGCGAAGAAATTGCCATCAAGACAGAGGCAAAGAGCAGCCATGCCCCAGAAATCAGACGCGCTGTCATCCAGATTCGGTAAGTCGTGCAGCAGTTCGTACAGCGGATTCTCACGGTCGACGTCAACGCCGTCGCCCTTGTAGACATTGCAGGGCAAAGTTTTCACGGCATTGGAAATCAGGTTCACACACGCCCAGACAGCATCAAGCTGCATCGCGTGCTCGTAAGTGACCGTCTCGCCGCTAGTGGTCGACATTCCAAAGAATGCGCGCCATGGGCCGGAAAGAAGCCCGAAAGGCTTCCCGACCCAAGTCAAAAGGCCCATGGGCACTCCTACCAGGTTATAGTGATCATGTTGTTGACGAAGTCGTCGATGTCGGCTGGTTCGATAGGTGTATCCATCGCCACACCAACCGCCATTGCCAGAGCGACAGCAGCGTCGATGCGCACCGATGCCTTCGTCTTGACGAACCACCGGTTGTCTTGCGGGTCATGATCGAAGGTTGCGCCCATCAGGGCGGTCATGAGCACCGGATTGCGCCGCATACGAATGCGACCGTCGATAATCATGTCTTCGAGCGCCAGAACCGAACCCGGCATCCACAAGCCTTGCGGCGGGGGCAAGCCAGCAGCTTTCGCCGCTTCTACCTTTGCAGGCTCGGGACGTGCCCGAATCTTGCCGCCCTGTGGGTGAGCGACATGTTCAATGTCTAACCCGAGCGCTTCGACTTCCTCGCGGAACTTGTCATAGGCGTAACGGTCATAGGCGATAGCCTTGATGTCGAAGGCCTGATCGAGTTGCTGCACCCGCGAGGCCACAAAATCATATCGAATTCGCTTGCCGGGCGGAGCATTCAACCAGCCCTGTTTTACCCAAAGTGCATATGGCGCCTTGTCAGCCTGTTCTCGCGCCTCCAGCGTGTCAGCTGGCGTCCAAGCCTCTACCCACGCATCAAACGTCGGCAGATTGACGGTAGATCCGTCTTCCCGATCCATTTCCTTGAAGCCGATCGGGACAACGCATGCCAGAACGGTCATATCCTTGCTGCCGGACAGGTCGACTCCCATGAAGACCGGCTTGTCAGCGTGTTCGACTTCGGGGTCGAAGTCATCCATTACGCTTTCGACGGTCTCGCGTGGCATCCATGCCTTGTCAGCATCGGTCCAGCAGCAGAAATGCAGGCGAAGAATGCCGTTCAGCTTGCCCGGCATTTGCTTTGCCTGAGCAACAACACCGGCCAGATATTCCTGCGTCAGGATAACGCCGAGAAGCGGGTTAGCTTTCTTCCAGCAGGTTTCGTCCTTGAGCGGATCGTCGCCTTTGTCCAGAGCGCAGACGTAGGAAAACGTTGTGTCGTCGATCACTTCGCCGACATAGGCGAAATCCTCGTCGGGCGTCTGCGTTCCAGCAGCCACCTTGACGGCGTGCTCGTGCTCTTCCCAGCAGATGCTGTTTCTGTCGCTGCCCGAGTTCGTAATCATCAACAGCAGAGGCTGACGACGAAATTTGAAGCCGCGCTCCAGCATTTCCATGGTCGAGCGGTCGGGATGTTCGTGCACCTCGTCGCAAAGCGCGAAGTGCGGTCGCGGACCAGAGCCAGACTTGCCGGAATCCTTCGAGATCGGACGAAAAAACGATTGCGACTTGTGATGCGCGATATTGAACTCGCGCCCGATACCGCCGCTGAATTTCAACCGCTCGACCAGAGCAGGAGCGGCGCGCACCATTTTAACGGCGTCCTGAAAGAGAATTCCCGCCTGTTCTTTCTTGGCAGCCGCCGCATAGATCTGGGCGCCAGCCTCCTTGTCGGCAATCAGGCCATACAAACCGACCCCACCGGCAAATGGCGACTTACCGTTGCCTTTGCCCTCTTCGATGTAAGCACGGCGAAAGCGGCGCGATCCGTCGGCACGTTTCCAGCCGAACAGCGAACCCAGCTTGAAAGCCTGCGAGGCATGCAGCTTGAAAGGCTTGCCTTCGAACTGGCCTTCGGAAAGCTTGAGCCGTCCTTCGAAGAACCGAAACACGCGGTCGGCAGCATCGTCGTCCCAATACAGCCCGCGCTCGTGACCATGTTCGAGATCATCGAAATGGCGGCGACACGCATTGCGAACGTGAGGGCCAGCGACTTCTTTGCCATCAATGACAGCTTGCGCATAAGCGCTCACACGCTCAAGCGCAGGCATATCAGTCAAGCAGATCATCCTTTTCTTCGCCATCGTCAGGCGTTGCCACCTTGGAGGCATCCGCAGGCGTCGCGCCCATTTGGCCAAGCATCTGTCGAAGCAAGTTCATCGCCTGCACACCAACTTCCTGTCCGGCCATGATGCGACCCTGAATAGTTGAGGCCATGCCGACAAGCGTGCGGTGTGATTCATTCAGCCACGGCAGCTCTTTCGCGAACAACTTCCAGGCTGACTTCGCCTTGATATCGGTGTTGTCCTTCAACCAGACGGGAGGAGCGCCAAGCGGGCCGTTTGCGGCTGGGTCTGCGCGGTTTTTGAAGCGCTGTGGGTCTTTCTTGTCCCGCCCCTCGACTTTGGCTTTGCCGAGGGGATTTCTCGGCTTTGCCATGGAATGAAATCCTTATGGGGTCATATTTTCAATTGCGGATGCGTGCGCTGTGGGACCCCGCCGGTCCGGGGGCACCGCACTCCTGGACTTTTCGATGCCCCCGGGGGTGGTCAACCGACTGGCCAGCCTGACGCATCGAACCGAACAACGTCCTGCCCGAGCTCTTCACGCTGTTTCATGCGACTGTGACATGAGGCACAGAGGGGTTGCAGCTCACCATGCCAGAACAGTTCTGGATCGCCACGATGCGGCACCACGTGGTCGGCCGTGTCGGCCGCAGTCACCTCTTCACGCTCAAGACATTTGACGCATAGCGGTTGCTTTGCGAACAACTCTTGTCGCCTGCGCTCCCATCGAGCGAGCTTGTACCAATTGCGCCAAGGCCTCGGATCACCTGTCATTCGCCATCCATCAGTATCGGCACGAGATAGTATTAATATGTTTACAGAAATATATCTCTGTGCTTAATCAATCTTCGGAACCGGTCATATTCAAAGGAAGCCACCCTTATGCTTTACTCAAGATATGCGGCCTTGATCCTGTTTCTGGGAATACTGTATCCTCAAGCTTCCTACGCTGCCGATCCATGTGCAGGAGTTAATCAAACACTCACAAAGGATCTTAAAAAGCAGTACGCTCCACTCATCGCGAAAAGCCTTAATGGGAAAGTGAACCCTTCAAAGGTGGATATTGATTCAATCATCCAATCTGGCACGTGGACGATAATCTACGCGTCGACCCCCATTGCAGATCCAGGCTATTTCTTCTTCAACTCATCATCGGGAAAGCCTGTATTCAAGGATGTTTGGGGTGGTATCGCCGAAAAGGCAGAGGCTCCGAAGATTGCCGAATGGGCGAGAAACCTAGGCGCCAACAAAACAATATCCACGTGCTTTGCTGATACCGTTACTGCTGACTAATCGTCTGCTACATGGGCAATTGATTGCGGCAGGTGGGAATTGAACTTTCGCACCGCTGATTAAGAGTCACCTGCCGTACTGAGCTACATCCAGAAAAGTTCGGTTTGGAACTGACGAACACTCACGGCGTTCCTTAAGTAAGGAGGAACGAGTTATGTCAGTTCGATTTCAAATCGCTGCCTTGATCAACATTATGGTCAATGCCGTTGTTTTCGGCGTTGGAGCGATAACCGTGCTTTCCATCCCAATCCTGTCAGTGAACGCCATGTTGTGGCTACCCATCGTCGTGGCAGCGAGCATTGTGCTTAGTCCGCCAATATCGTGGTGGTTAGCACCAAGACTTCGGAACCGATATTGGCAAAAACGCAATCTGACGCATTGATCAGTTGAGAGGAAGAACGATGAACAATAACGAGATGAAAGCCTGTATTGATGCTTGTTTGGCTTGTTATCAGACGTGCATCGGGATGGCATCCACACATTGCCTTGAGGAAGGTGGCGAGCACGTTGAACCCGTGCATTTCCGAACAATGCTCGCCTGTGCCGAGATATGTAGGACGTGCGCACATATCATGCTTTTGAGGACGCCGTTGCATCAAGCGGTGTGCAAAGCCTGCGCTGAAATATGTGAGGCTTGTTCAAAGAGCTGCGAAGACCTCGATGGGATGGACGAATGCGTCGCGGCTTGCGATCTATGCGCCGCAACTTGCCGGGAGATGGCCGCTTAGTCTCGAATGAATTTTCGGCGGGGAACCTACCGCAATAGGCTCAACCCGCCGAACCAGCAGCCGGAGGAGAAACGGCGCTGGAATGAGAAGGCCCAGACATAATACCGGACAAGCCGACAGCAGAGGTTTGGGCGCTGTTTTGGAAAGTTACGCCCGGTTCAGCGGTTGCACCCAACTGCAACATGACCGAGCGTCCGTCGCCTCGCGCACGGAACAGTGCGGGGCAACCGCATAGCGGTTGAACCCCTTCACTATACTCCGCACGAGATCGCGGAATACCTACCTACGCAGCATATTTTTTTATTGCAGCCGCTAGATTGTCGTTGGCAGCAAGCAGTGCTTTACGCCCACCGCTGCGCTTGTCGGCATAATGGCGAGACTGCCCTGCTGCTATACCGACATCCGTGTAATTCGCCGCCTCCAACGCGGCATCTAGTACATCCCGATCCCTGTCCTTCAACTCTTGAAGCGCTTCAAACCACAGATCACGATCGATCATCGCAGACAGTGTATCTTCCCACGCTTCGTCTCCTCCACCAGCACACGTCGTCTTTCGCATACCGAGGAAACTATCGGCCACCTTGGGCGAGCCACACGGCAACCCTTTTGGATATCGTGTGAACGTAACCTTCTCCATGTCGGTGTTTGCGTAGGCATCTGCGAGAATTCGGGCGGATTCCTCAGCGCTGTAATTCGTACCATTTCGGCGCTTGCCGGATGGAATATATCGATGCGGCAGTGTTCCAAGCATATCTTCAAAATAGTGATTGCTGGCCTTGGTATCCTTTGGGTCTACTCCGCCGCCCGACGCTCGGTCTGGCTTATCTTTCATGCCGAGCATTGCACCGGTCGGCATGCGTATGTCGGCCTGAATAACTTCACCGTCTATGCCGAGCACATATCCGACTTCAGTCTGGTTACCGTCACTGAACCGCAGATTGCCTATGCGGACAATCTGTCCATTCCCGTTCTTCTCGATATCGCCGGTCGCAACGTTTTGCATGATGGCTTGCACGGACGGTGTTTGCCGCCAGTCCCGCTCGTAACGCATGTCGGCGACTTCCTCCGGGTCATTGTCATTCGCTCCAGGCGCAACAGACCAGTTCGTCTGTAATGGTTCTCGCTGACCTTCCGGTCGATTGCGATACGCCATAAGTGCCTTCAACTGTTCTGCGAGCGATCCATGTCTTGTATTCTTCATGCTGCTTTCCCCTTCTCTTGTGCAAGCCACCCCAGAACCGCCGTAACGGCCCGCTCAGCGGCTTCTGTCGTCGTCGTGGCCCTGAGGACCAGAACAGCGTAGCCAAGCCGCTCAAGGGCCGCGTGGCGGTCTTTCTGGGCCGGCGACAGTCTTCCCTGCCCGACCTTGTTCTCGATCATCAGCAGACGCCCGTATTCGCCATAGATGCGAAGGTCAGGTTCGCCGCTGGTCATTCCCGTTGCGATTGCCTGGGCCTGGGCTCTTGGTCCACGCTTGCTGGCGTTCATGTCACCGGCCAGCAGGAACTGGCGCTGGTACTGTGGCAGGCGGCGGAGAGCGGATACCTGTGCCGCCTGTAATTCCCATTCGAGCGGCAGGGCTGGCTTTGTTGTCACTCGCCCAGCCTTGGTGGTGATCTTGACGCGGGCGCCGTTGATGCGGACGGTTTGGGTTTTGGTGGCGGTTGTGGTCGTAGACGAAGGCGCGCGTATGCGGCTGCGTGCCATGTGAGCTCCTCGTGTTGATTGCGGTATGCCGTTGGTAGCGGCAAGAGGAGTGTGGAATGTCACAATAAATGTGGTGTTAATGGCGACGCAGCGCGGCTAATATTTTGGGCCACCCTCAAATCAGGTTGTATTTTGGAATTGGCCAAAATCTGGAAAAGTGCGCACTTCTCAAAACTCGAGAACTGCGCGCCGCGCGCTTTGTGCGTAAGTTTCTATATAAGAACTCTTACGCACCAAAAGCAGCGTGCATTTGCGAACTTCTTTTAGGGTTTTTCGAGAAGTGCGCACAAAGAAGTACGCAGTATCAGAAGTTGTATTTTGATTGTGATGGTGGGTTGTATAATAAGA